TTATAAAGTTCCATGCTGTCGTTGCTGCGTTTGATATTGAATCCCAAACTACTTTAAGAACAGCAACTGCACCGCTCCAAGTTTGAGCTATCCATTGTACTATACCTTGTACTCCGGATTTAATACCACTCCAAATACCTGAAAAGAATTCAGCCGCTCCAGTCCACGCTGCTTTAATTCCTTCCCACGCTTGCACAAAGGCTGCTTTAATACCTTCCCAAATTGCTTTGACTGCATTTCTAAATCCTTCGTTAGTGTGCCATAAGTATATTAGCAATGCAACTAAGGCTGTTATAGCTACTACAATTATCGCAAATGGGCTCAGATTCATTACTACATTCAATGCTGCTTGTGCTTTTTTTGCTGCAGCTTGCGCTAATGTTAATCCATCTAATGCTTTTTTCACAGCATCAATTCCTTTGTCTATTGCCAAGGCTGCTTTAAACCCTATAAATGCACTGGCCATAGCTGAAACCACCACCTGATGCCTGTTGATTAAATCAAATAACCAAGTTAAAGCTGATATAACTGGAGGGATAATAATTTTAAGTAGTCCTAATCCGTTAGTAATGAAAGTTCCTAACGCTGTAATTGCTCCAGTTATCCTATCTTTACCAATGGCATCAATTATTTCCATAATACTAGTTACAATTCCAGCTTTCATATTACCTATTGCACCTTCAATAGTTTTAGTTGATGTCGCTGCTTCTTTTGCAACATCTGTCATACCTAAATCCATGATGGCCTGGTTAAATTCATCTGCACTAATTTTACCTTGTTCTAAGGCTTTTCTGAAATCTCCGGTGTAAGCTCCGTTTTTCTTAAGAGCTTCTTGAATCTTACCACTAGCACCAGGAATCGCATCGGATAACTGCCTCCAGTTTTCCCCGGTTAGTTTACCTGCTGAAGCTGTTTGTGTCATTACCATAGCAACAGATTTAAACGTGTCAGCATTACCACCAGCTACTGCATTTAAGTTCCCCGCTGCTTGTGTTAATCCGTCATAGTCTTTAATTCCGTTTGCTGCTAATTGGGCTGTTGTATTTGCTACTACATCTAAGTCATACACCGTGTCATCAGCATATTTTTTAACAGCAGCAGCACTTTTTTCAATAGCACTGTTATCTAGTCCTGCAAACTTCATTGTACTTCTGAACTTATCCATTGCATCGGATGCTTTGATTGATTCACTTACTAAGCTGTTCAAATCTCCAGTTACTTTTGTTACTGCATTAGCTGCTAAATTTGCTAAAGCCATTGCTTTAAAAGTAGAGCCTAATTTACTACCGCTACTTTCAGTTTTACCAACTTTATTATCAAACTTATCAAGCTTATCATTGATCATGTCTAATGCATTACCAAATCCTTTATCTACTGCTGATAAGACCGCTTCAACTGAATATTGTTCTGCCATAAACTACCTCCTTTCCTACGTATTTGCTTTAAGTAATAAATTACCAAGTTCTTTATCTTGAATTTTAGTTACTTCTTCTCCGTTGAGTATTTTTAACTCCTTCTCATAGTCGAAAAAGTCTTTAAAATTGCTATAAACGTAATATTGCTTTTTCCCTCTCTCTTCTGTTCTCTCTACTTCCCTGTTAAGCCATGCTCTTTTATGGAGTGCTAACTCTTCATCTAGCTTTTTCATCCTTGCACCAAACATTAACAGGTCATATTCATAAAGTGTTAGGTAGTCAATATCTCTTACGTTTGTTATATCAAGAAACCTTGTACAATTTATTACTATTTCTTCGTAAGCTTCTTTAGAGTTTAGTTCTCTTCGCTCTCCTTGTTCAGTGTCGCTTTGTTTTGTTTTAGAATTCTCTTTCCCGCATTACTTTCTTCAAGTTCTTTAAGCACTTCATCAAATAACGCTTCAATATCAGAATGATTATCAATAAATTCATCAATTTCTTGTTGTGATGGTCTCTCTGTTTCAAGAACAGTACCTGCATAAATTACATCTGATAAACTTGCTACATCTCCACCTAATATCTCCGGAATTTTCATACTTAAAACCATTCCAAGCTTAACGCCTTTAGCTTCTAGAGGAAATCTTTTATCAAGTTCTCTTACAAATCCAACTCCAAATCTTACGTTTACTGTTTTTTCATTAATTGTTAATTGCATATTTTATAATCCTCCGAAAAAAATAAGCTAACCAGTTCTACCAGTTAGCTTTTATTAAATTATTATCCAGCTTCTATAGTAGTGTCTTTGAACACGTATTGAACAACTTCAGCTTGATCAGCTGTTAATGTTGCAAATCCATCTTTACCAACACCATTAATAGAGAATTCAAGTTCTAGCTCCACACTATCTTCTGAATTAGCTGTCATTCCGTATTTAGTTATGTAACCCTGATAATAAGTTGCTTTATATTTATTCTCAGAATTCTTTTCAGCTTTATCAATTTCCCAAATCTCAACTAATTCTCCATTGATTAATGCTTTTTTCAGCTCATCAATATGAGGGTCTCCTTTAGCAGCAATAGAAGTTGCTGAGAAATCATATTCAATAGCTGATAAGCTTTGAATGTTACCGTCTTTAGTTTTTTGAGCATCAGCATCTCTACTAATTTCATTTTTATGCTCAGTTTGGAAAGCTAATTTAAAAGCCGCTTCTGTTTTAGCGTTTTTTAATAATCTGTATAACAGAATTATGTCAACACCCTTTTTAGCTTCATATGTTTTTTTCTGTTCTGCCATTTTTATCTCCTTATCTCAAATTAAATTCCAACTCAATTACAGCACGTTTAAGCGGTGTAACGGTTGTTCTATCATCTAGTATTCTTATTGTACTTGCGTTTAAGTTTAACGCCCAAAAATACCCGTCTGTTTGCTCTATTCTCAAACATTTTTCAAGAATAGCATTTGCCATATTAGAGGCCTCTTTTCTTTTAGTTTGTAGAGCCCACACAGATAAACTCAAGCTAACACTACCTTTGACATCTGTCTTATTAGGAGTGTAACTAACAGAGCTATCCTCCATTTCTACAAATGGATAAGGTACCTCATTCATCGGTTTATAATCATAGACCTTATAACCTAATAACTTACATTGTTTGAACACTTCATCAAATATACTTTGTTCTCTAGATTTAATCATGTTAATTTTTCCAAGTCCTTAATAAATTCTTTCTTTGCTTTTTGAAAGGCTGGTTTAACAAATGGTTGAGCACTCATAAACCTTGTCCCATATTCAACATACGGAGAGTATTTTGTGTTAGGATGTACCTTACCATATAAACCGTTATTGCCTATATATAAACTAATACTTTGCCTTGTTCTACCTGTAGAATATTTACCTTTAAACACAGCAGCCTTAACCATCTCTTGATTAAGAATAGCTGTATTTTTCTTAACAATACTTTTTACAAGTTTCATTTGCCTTTTATCTTTAAGGTTTACTTTTAGTTTTTTGGCGCCATATACTTTAAGTCCCAATGCTATCATCCTTTTCTAAATAAAATACTTTGGCAAGCTGCTTATCCGTTTTAGGTATGTATCTTTGGCCTCGATACTCTACAAGGTTAAAAGGCTTAGTATAAGCATTCTTAAGATATATAACTTTTCTTTGCTTGCTATAATCTCCGAATATCTTAACAGACTTATCAATTCCTAAATCCATTACATAGCACGTAACTATATCAGAATAAAGTTCTGTGTCTTTGTGTTCTCCCGTTTCAAAGTCATATTCATCTTTGCTTATTTGTTTAAAGACTGCTCTATCTGAATATCTCATATTAGAAAATAAATAGTTGTCCCTTCTTAGCTTTCCCATTCTTGAAATCTTCCCTTAACATTTCATCCCATGGTGCAAACTCATTAAGGAAAGTTTCATAGCTTACTGAATGTCCTTCAACGCTTTCAGACGTGGCACCCTCAGCACCACGCCTATTAAAACGTTTAATAACACAGTCTTCTATGATGAAACGATATTTATCATCTATTTCATCTTGTTTATAAGCAAATTTAAAGTGGTCTACGACTTTGTCAATAAGTCTATAGATTATAGTGTCTTGCAATGTGTCACGAATATCTAAATCTTCCTTAACGTTGTACAGCACTATATCTCTATCCATAAGCTTTTACCTATGGTTGAATGTCTAGCATGTAAACATCATCTAATCTCTCAAATGATGGTAATGTAATCATTGATACTTTAGTTTGAACGTTAACTGGATCTACAAGTTTTTGAGTTGTAACTGCAATACCAGTATTTACAATTTCAACGTCTGTTCCTGCAACATTTCCTCCTAATAGGTCAGATTCTTCAGGAGTAGTACCAAATACTGTTGAACCTAATTTAACATTAGGCAATAGTGATACATATCCATCAGGGAAATATTTCTTAGTAGTTCCATCTCCATCTTCATAAGAATCTCTAGAAATCTCTACTGTAGCATCAAATGCATCTAAGATGTAATCTCTTAACTCTTGTCTTGTTACTGATGCACCTTTAGGAGCTAAAGGTTTAACCAGTTTAACTGTGCTGTCAGCATTTTTTAATAATCCAAATGTAGTAGAGTTCATAATAATCACTTCAGCTTTTTTACCTTGTGCTTCCATTGCTGCAATCGCTGTTTCTAAGTCTTTTAGAGGCGTTGCATCAGTAGCAGTCCAAGCTTTAGCTACAGTGCTCTTCATTTCAGGTTTTACTCCGTAATCAAACTCTTGAGCTACTCCGTTATTGTTGAATGAAATTTTACCAGTTGCTAACACTTGTAATCTCATTGCTTCAATACGTGCTTTAGCGCCATTAACAAGGCGTGCATGGTCATCAAAGATTCCACTTAACACTGTGTCAATAAGTTCTTGGTTGCCTGTAGAAGAAATCACGTTTAATTGTTGTCTATCTTCCTCTTTAACTAGTAAAGCTTCTTTAAAGAAAGGCATTTGAGTATCTGTGATACTTAAGTTCATTCTTTCTCTTAATGGTGCTTTAGTATCAAATGCAGCAGGCTTAAGTACTACCGCTCTACCACTTCCACCTTTTACCATTGCAAGCTTAATTCCTAATTGTTTTTTAGCAGGGAATAGTTTATCCCCTAAAGTTTCATTTACTTCCTCTTGAGTTCCGTTCCAGTATCCAGCTACATTTTCAGCTGTAATTGTGTCATAAATTAACGCCATATTTTACTACACTCCTTTTACAAATTTGATTAAATTTAATTTTTCTTTTACTTTGCCTTCAACAGCGGCTCCGTTGTTGCACTTGTCTTCACGTAATGTACCTTTAAATACACAAGCAACAACTGCATCTCCGTCTGTTAAGTCAACATCATGTAATGCAACTCCATCAACATAAGTTGCTGCTGCATCATTTGTTAATTTTTTAACTTTTTTAGTTCTATCTTCAAAGATAGATTTACCATCTCCAGCTAAGAATGTCCCAGCTTTTAAAATTTTACGTCCACCTTCATCTACTGTTCCTGTAGTTGTTTTATCTACTGTTACTGAAATTGCTTCATAGTCTAAATTGTGAAGAATTTCTTTTTCATTGAAAATATTTCTAGTTCTCATCTATTGTTCTCCTTCTAAAATGGTTTTTTGTGATTGACACCTTTTGCAAGTCTTTGTCCTATATTCATTTGCTTATCAAATCCAGTTCCACTTGCTCCTGGTGTAGTTTGTCTTGCTGATGCTTTTACTGCATTTGCTACTGCATCTTGGAACGCTCTCTCTAATACCGTTACTGCTTTTAAAGCTTCCTCAGCTGAACCATGCTTAGCAAAAGTCTCAGCTAGTTCAACAGGTAAATTCTTAGATAGTAAATCTTCTTTTACTTCCATAATTAACTGTGACTGTTTGAAAGCTGCTACTTCTTCGTTGAATTTATTCTGCCTCTCTTCAAAGTCTCTATCTCGTTTTTGTGTTTCACTTAATTTGGCATAATCTTCACGCTTTTTAATCTCAGCTTCTACACGTTTTTGAAAGTCATCCTCAGATTTACTTTTCTGATTATTTAACGCTGTCTGAACTGCTTTGTTAACAATACTATCTAGCTCAGATTGACTAGATGGAGCTTTAAACTCAGGTTCAGTTGGTGCTGATTCTACAGCTCCTTCTGTTGCTCCTTCCTCTGAAAAGTATTGAATGTTTAGTTTTAATAAATATTTGCTCATTTTGTTTTGTTCTCCTTATCCACGCTAGTATTATCCTTTCAGTTCAGTTGTGCACCACTTCCCCTAAGTAATAATCCACGCTAGTTTAATTTGACATAATAAAAAAGACCTTTTAATGTCTTATCCAGGACAAGAGTAAAATAAAAACACCTAACAAGTTGTTAAGTGTTTAATAATTAGTATGTTCTATTGTAATAATCTTTTGGTGTGTGAACAGCTTTGTTACTTTGGATAGCTTTATCTATAATTTCCTCAATCTTCTTATATGATTTTTCAGTAACTGGACTGTCAATATATTCAAACATAGGAAAATCTTCCTCAAAATGTTTTTCATATTCTTCTATCTTGGAATTAATTTTCTTCATTGCTTCTATATCTTCAACATTAATCATTCTTCTCAACTCCTTTGATAATATCATCTACGATGTTTTCATATACTTTTAATGCGTTAGGGAATACTTTTTCAAATATTTCTTTATGTTTAGGAGATACCAGTGTTTCTTGAGCGTGTGCAAAGAATTCTGTTTCAGCTGATCCTGGTGTTGTCCAGTATTTTTTACCATGTCCAGCCCCGAATGGAAATTCCCCAAACCAGCCTGTACTTTCAAACATATCTGAAATAGCGTTTAGGTGGGAAAGCTCTCCTTTCTCCATGCTTTCTTTTGCTATTGCTTTAAATTCTCCTAGTACTCTTGAAACATTTTTTTCTATTTTAGAGCTTAGCTCCCAGTAATCCTTATCCCATTTTGCTTTTTCAGTTTTACTTCTTGGCCTTTTACCTAAGCTATTCAGCGTTGGTAAATCCCCATTTACAAATGTCCATATATCTTTATTAATAGCTTCTCTTAATTTATATTTAGGCAGCCCTGAAGCGTGTGTAATTCTTTGTTCTTCTTCGTATGTCATCCCGTATAACTTACGTTTAACAAATACACCGTTACCCACAGATGATTTACCCGTTAGAATTTCTATACCTAAGCTGTCCATTGCGTGCCCGTTCTCATGGAATAACACCATCCCTTTAGGGGATTTATATCCACTTTTCAGACCTTCAAAATCTCCACTGCTTATTTGAACTGTTGAACCTAATGCATAAGCATGTGTATTTTTCAACGGTCTATAACTTATTTTTCCTGAAAGATGTTTAAACAGTTTTAATGCTCTGATATCATCAACTTGTTTTATAAAGTCTTTATAATCGTTGTAATATTTATCCCCGAACATTTGTCTTGCGTTATTATTTTCAATAGCTTTGTGGATATCTTTTATTAAGCTGTCTCTCTCTTCAAGTATACCACTTTCTGCTGTATTATCCAAGCCTCTTTCTTTCCTGTATTCAGCTATTTCTTTGTCTAGCTGTTCGCTATCATAATAAGCTGCACTTGAACATTTACAATATGGATGCATAGGGTAGAAGTTAACCCCTACTTCTCTGTCTTTAATCTTGAAATGTTTCCCGTCTAACTGTTTACAAATATCACAAGCTGTAGGTTCAGAAATGTATAAATACTCATCATATCCGGCTTGCTCAATTGCATCAAGCTGTACATCTCCTTGAACTCTAGAAGCTTCTGTTACTAGCAGCCTTTTAGCTTCATGCTTACTAACATTGAATTGACTTCTAAGCCTTCCTATCATATCAGTTGGGTTAGCTCCTTGGATGATAGAACGTCTTAACATTGTAGCAATATTTCCCATCAAGGCTTCTTGATTAGTCCAAATGTTCTTGCTAAAGTTTCC